CCCGGTGCCCCGGCGGTGAGCAAGCCGGCCCAACCCAACATCACGTCCATGGGCACCCTACCGGCGGTCACAGTCAATGGCCTCCTGAGCTCTACGAACGGCTCAGGGATTGCGAACCTGACGGCAGCGGCTATAACCGGAAACGTGGCGAACGCCAACGTGGCCCTCGTGGTGAGTCAGCCCGCCCAACCCAACATCACGTCCCTCGGGACCCTCACGGGCCTCACAGTCAATGGGAGCGTAAGCGCTACTAACCTTATAGGGACCCACTACGGCCCCCTTACTGGATCCAATCTTTTGTCTGCTTCAAATATTTATTCGGCAAATAGCGTTATTGCGATGGGTAATATTGGCGCGGGGGGCACAACGGCTCCGGCCTATCCACTCGACGTCACTGGGGCCATTCGCGCAACTGGGGATATTATAGCATTTTCAGATTCGCGCGTCAAGACGGCCCTGGAAAAGATTGAGAATGCGCTAGAAAAAGTTTCAAAAATAACAGGGTACACATTCAACCGTATAGATGGTGAGACGCGCCGCCAAGCTGGTGTGATTGCCCAAGATGTTCTAGAAGTTTTACCGGAAGTTGTTTATGAAGATGTCAATGGACGATATAATGTTGCATATGGAAACTTGGTTGCTCTTCTTATAGAGGCGATCAAAGAGGAAAAGATGCGACGGGAATTACTCGAAGAACGTATAAAAATTCTTGAGCAAAAGTAATGGGAATTCTGGCACCGGAAGCAACTCTCCCGATGGGACTTGTTCTCAGTAACGTCTATATAAGTTTCGGGGGCGAGACTATCTATGTCAACCCCAAGAATCAGTTGGACATGTACCGTGTGAGCACAACTTATAGAGTGTATAAGGACCCGTCAAAAGAGGGGGGGACGAACATCACCGTCCCAATTTCAGTAAGTGTTGCAGATATTGCACGTGATTCTATTTTTGGAATTTTGTACGAAGAACTCAAAATAATTTATCCAGGTTCAGTAGATTGTTAATGCCTACTCCAGGAACATATCCTTCGACAACTCAAATTGCATTTTCAGATGTCAATACCGAATTTAAGCTGACAACGCCATCACCTATGAATTTAAATTATCGTTTTCCCACAAGTATTTATTCACCAACTGCGAACCCCATCCCGACGACACCAGCTGCAACGTTCCCTACTGATATTTTACACGGAAGAACTTATACATTTGTGACGCCCTTTACATCACCCGGGACGTGGACCGCACCATTCACTGGAAATATCAAAGTGCTTGTTGTCGGAGGTGGCGGGGGCGGGGGGCAAGATGGCGGCGGAGGCGACACGGCAAACGGCGGAGGTGGCGGAGGTGGTGTTATATATAACGCATCTGTTCCTGTAGTATCCGGAACTGTTTATCCTATAACTGTCGGTGCAGGTGGCGCAGTGAATGCACGCGGCAACCCATCTGCATTTTCTACTTTAGTGACTGCTGGTGGAGGTGGCGCAGGTGGCCAATCTCAACTTCCAGCGACTCTAGCGACTCGACCAGGTTTGGCAAATGGTGGCTCGGGTGGAGGCGGTGCTGGAAACGGTGGCGCAAATACACCGAATACACCGGGCGGTACTGCCGGTTCGGCTCCAGGAACTGCAGGAGGAGCTGGAGATCCTCCTGGCGGCTCCAACATCCGCGCGGGTGGCGGCGGTGGAGGTGCTGGAACAGCGGGAAGTGCGGGAAATGCGGGAACTCCTATTGCGGTCAGAGGAGGCAACGGAGGCGCGGGAGCTCCAATTTCTATAACCGGTTCATCGGTTTTGTATGGAGGTGGCGGCGGTGGAGGTGGCCGGAATACAGGAGGTACAGGTGGGAGCGGTGGCGGGGGAAATGGCGGAAGAGAACCGCTCAGTACCGGTGTAACTCCCGGCACTGCGAACACAGGTGGGGGCGGCGGAGGAGGCTGTTCCAACACCACAACAGCACCGGGCGGAACAGGTGGTTCAGGTATTGTCATCATAGCATATCCTTAAAGATTAAATTCAAATCAAAATTAATGAAAGGTCTTTACAAGACTATCAAAAATCTCATTAGTCCGGAAGAGGCTCATGAGATTTCTGAAATTATCAAGAAATCGCCAAAAAACGAAGGCGATGCTCAAGTTCCCAATAGTCATTCGTACTATAACCTCCCCGTGTGCAACATTCTTCTCGGACGATTGTTGGATAAAGTTTCTGAAATTGCCGGAAAGACTCTGAAACCGACCTATACGTATTGCCGGGTCTACCTCAAGGGGGCGGTCTTGACTCCTCATAAAGATCGCCCGAGCTGCGAGTACTCGGTGACCCTCAACTTGAGTCAAAGTCATCCGTGGACTATTTACATGGGGAAGAGAGGTATGATTCAGAATCCGGGTGACGGTGTTCTTTACAAAGGGTGTGAGATTGAGCACTCGCGTAAAGAGTTTGAAGGTGACGAGTACGTTCAGGTCTTCCTTCACTACGTAGATGCCAACGGCCCTTTCAAGGATTGCGTGTACGACATCAGGAATGAACCCGCACAGACGGTGTATCGATTTGTGTTTGGAATTGATCCTTATCAAAACCAAACAAACTACTATCGTTTCATAAAGGTGATTTCGGAGTCAACCATTGATGAACTTCGAAAGATTCTCGATTCAAAACCACTTCATGACGCTCTAGTTGGGGATGCGGAGACTAAACTTTCGACGAGGAGATCTCAGATTTATTGGCTTCCGAAGACTGACGAGTTTGTCGGAATTTACAAAACATTCCAGGAACTCATCTCCAAGTGCAACGAAGAGTTTTACAACTTCAAATTGTCTGAAATTACTGAACACATTCAGTACACCGTTTACAACTCAGATGACCAGGGGTATTACGACTGGCACATTGACATGGGACCCGATAAGGTGCGGCGGAAACTTAGTCTCGTGTGTCAGTTGTCTGATCCCTCCGAGTACGAAGGTGGCGAACTTCAGATTAACACAGGACGGACGAGTATTCCCGAAAAGGAAAAAGGAACTGTCATTCTGTTCCCAAGTTATTTGCTTCATAGAGTCACCCCTGTTACAAAAGGAGTCCGTAGATCGCTCGTGTTATGGATAGATGGGCCCGCTTTTAGATGATGGCGGAAATCTTTTGAAAAAATACACTCTACTAGTAGATCATGCCAACGACCACATACTTTGGCGAGTTGGTCACCACAGGAAACACAACGGTAAATCAAAATACGACAACCCAGGGGGCGTTCCTGCTTTTTAGTTCAAATATCGTTCCGGCCATTTCAGGCACGGGTGATATTGGCGCGGGTACACCCATCGCCAACGCGTGGTTTACCACTGCGAACGTGACGACGACGTCCGTCCCATCGATCCGGGCCAACATCGCCAATTTCTATCCGAACCTTATAGTTTCGAATTCAATTACCACGACCAACATCAACGTAGTGACTATCAACGCGTACCAGAGCGTATCCACATCCATGATTGCACGGAGCGGAGTGGGGATTGGCGCGGCTCCCGGTGCGTGGGCCCTCTATGTGAAAGGGAACGTCTATGTGTCGAACGCTCTCCAGTCACCCAATGTGAATTCTTTCACAATGAATGTCACCACGAGCAACATAGGCTCTCTGAACGTGACAACGAATGTTTCGACGTTAGTCACGGGGACAATGACCGTGGCCAACACCCTCACGGTTCCAAACGTGGTGGCGACGAGCGTGACCACGGGGACTCTGAACGCAGCCACGATCAATACCGTGACGTACACCTATGACACCCTATCAACGGGTAATATCACCCTGACTGGTAATATCTTCTACGGGGAGGATGCCACAAAGAGATATATTCACCTGGTCCCATCAGCATCGAATGCCTCGGCGATCAAGATGGCCCTGGCCGTCCAGTCGAATGCGATGACCCAACCCGGTAAGACGTGGTGGTCGGTGAGCAGCGCGCCCACATTCGGAAACGTCTCGTCACTCACCTCGTCCAATGCTCTCTACTCGGGTTCGGTACTCGTACCCGGTGACGAGGTTCTGTTCGTGCCTGGGTCCGAGGGTTACGTGGGAATGTACAATCCCAAGACGGAGGAATTTTCTGAAATTTCTGGTCTCGGCACGCCCCTTTCCGGATTCAGCAGTGGCGTCCTTCTGCCAACCGGAAATGTCTTTTTTGTTCCAAAGACTTCCAATGCCGGTCTATACAACCCCGTGGCCCAGACGTATTCCAACGTAAATATAAAGGGTCCGTTCACGTCGGGCATACTCACATCAAACGGCGTCCAGCTCATCCCGAGCGGAGTTCCTAGCAGTGTTATAAATTACAATTATTCTACAGGGACCGTCAAGAATGTCCTTGCGCTGCCGAGCGTGTCATTCACACCAGCCTTTACTAACGTGGCAATGTCCGCGAGTCAGAATTGGTCATCGGTCGTATGGTCCCCTGAACTCGGGATATTCGTTGCGGTCGCCGGTAATTATAACCTTACGACGACGGTGGCCGCCACGAGTCCCGACGGTGTGACGTGGACCGCACGCACTTTGCCTGGTACGGCCACATATTGGTCGTCGGTGACGTGGTCACCTGAACTCGGAATCTTCTGTGCAGTTGCTGGCGCGATCACGACCACGAATGGCAATTCACGCACTACAACTCGCTCCGCTATAAGTTCAGATGGAATCAACTGGACATCAGTGACGTTGCCCACCAACGCGGCGTGGACCTGCATCACATGGTCTCCAAATCTCGGAATTTTTCTAATAGTTTCAGGATTATCGAATGGAGCTTCTCTTACGAGCCCGGATGGTGTGACGTGGACTCCGGGTACGGGCATGAACATAGGGGGCACGACCAGCGACAAATACACGTCAGTCTGTTGGTCACCACAACTTGGCCTTTTCGTTGCATCGTTTGGCTGTCAGGGGGGCGCAGACCGCGGCAATTCAACTCAGGATGTGACTAATTTTATCGTCACGAGCCCAGACGGTATTAACTGGACTACTAGATCAATAGGGATCGATTCCTGGCCATGCGTTACGTGGTCACCTGAACTTGGCATCTTTTGTGCAATTGGAGGAGGTTCAACGGTCAACGGTGCCGGTTCGCTGCGGAGCGCCGTCTTCAGAAGTAAAAATGTCGCTACGAGTGTAGACGGGACAACCTGGACAACCTGGACAACGACCTTGACGTCCAACACATTACCAACCGCGGACTACTGGAGCCACATATCATGGTCGAATCAACTCGGCATGTTCCTGGCGGTGGCTGGTGGGGGCGATAAGCAATCGGCGAACGCGGCGGTGAGCAAAGATGGGAATGTTTGGACGGCCGCGACCCTCTCCAACACGTGGTACTGGTCCCACACCACATGGTCACCAAATACCGGAAGATTTTTGATCTTGGGTGGAAACAAAAATGGCGAGACGTTGTCCACCCCGACCGCCAATACACTCACGTTGACGCGCACGGCCCCCGTGAGTTCAGGCGCGGCACTTTTGCCAACTGGCAACGTCATCTTTAAAATGCCTGGAGAAGGTAATTTGATCCAATTCAATTATACATCACTCACCGCTTCGAACATCACGGTCGGTGCTGATTCTTATTCTGGCCTGTCCCTCGTGCCATCCGGAAACGTCGTCGGCGTCCCTGCAACCGGAAATGTCCTCTCAGTGGACCCCGTGACTGGAGCCGCCTCAAATATCAGGGTGACTGGTGGAAACGTCACGAGTCTTTTCAGTTCGGGCGCCACCCTGCCCTATGGAAACGTCGTATTCGTTCCAGGACTCTCTTCGAATGTTGGAATGTTCGATTCAGCCACACTGACGTATTCAAATAGCACCCGTGTCGGCTCGGCCGGCCTCAACTTTAGCAGCGGGACGCTCGTGCCATCCGGGCAGGTGGTCTTTGCGCCATGGGATTCGCAGAACGTTGCCGTCCTCAACACTCTGACCCCTTCAACGCGTGAGATTTGTTTGAGCCCTTATTTTAATAAGTTCTAGTAGTAGACATGCCTGTCATAACGGACTTTGGCGACGCGGCCGTACAAGGCAACGTCACGGTCCAAGGGAACCTCGTGTCCCAAGGGACCTTCATGGCGGTGACGGGCAACATATGGACGAGCTCCACCTTGCGCACGGTCGGAAATGTGAACAGAATTTGGGGGAACCTTTTTGCCCTCAATATGAACGTCACGAGCCTGAATACGGCCACCCTGATCGTGTCGAGCGGAGTCCTATTGAACAATCTGAACGTGGCCAACTCAGTGTCGACCACCAATGTCGTGGCCAATGTAGTGAACTCCATATCCATGAACACCTTCACGCACTGGGGACTCTCGAACCTAGGGATTGGGACGACCCCCGTCGTGGGCGGAGCGACTGTTTTCGTTAGAGGAAACGTCTATGTGGATAACTCCCTCGCGACTTCTAATATAGTAGCAACTAACGTGAACGTCTCGACCCTCAATACCACGACCGTTTCGACGGCTCTCCTCTCGGGTCTGAATTTTTCAACTCAAAATATTTTCATTTCAACTAGTCTGACGTGCACAAACGTCCTAGCGACCAATGTCACGGCCACCACGATTTTGGCCAGTTCACAGGTGGGCAGCCTCGCCTACGTCAATATTAACCCCATGAACGTCATTGCGACGGGTAATATATTCTATGCGGACAACGCTTCTCTGCGCGCCCCGTACCTGCGGGCCAGTCCGTCGAATGCAGCCGTCATTCAGGCGTGGATCGCGGGGACGTGTGCGGCCGCGAGCACGCCAGCCGAGTCGTGGTGGGCCACGAGCCCGTCACCGGTTTATGGAAACGTCGTCGCTGGAAGCGGCTACGGATTTCAAATAGGTGATGGACCTCTACTCCTTCCCGACGGACGGGTTCTGTTCGGCCCGACCGACACGAGCAACGTCTCTTTATTCAATCCGTTCACCGGTACTTTTTCATCAATTTCATTTTCAACCATAATTCCAGGGTCTAGTACAAATTATGGTTCGGCTGTTCTCGTGCCGAATGGAAATGTGGTGTGTCCGCCATATAATGCAGCAAATGCCTTGATTTTCAATCCAATTACGTATGCCATCGCCAATGTGACTGGTCCGGGTCAAAACCGCGGGTTATTCCAAACTGCCGTCATAGGACCGAATGGAAATGTGGTATGCGTTCCGACCGATTCACCCAATGTGTCTGAAATAGACGCGCTCGCAAACCCGCCTGTATATAGTAACATGGTGCGCGTTGCTGGGACCACGGCCAATAAATGGCAAGGAGGCGTCTTGTTGCCCAATGGCAACGTTGTTTTCGTTCCTAGAACGGCGGCCAATGTAGGAATGTATAACCCGTTGTCAAATCCACCTACATTTACGAATATAGGCCCGGCCGGCCCCGGCTTCTTAGGAGGCGTCCTTGTGCCCAATGGAAATGTGCTGATGATGGGTACTGGAAATATCGGAGTATTTAGCCCAAGTCTTTCAACTTTTTCTAATATAAGAACTGGCAGCGAGTCCTATAGAGGTGGATTGCTTCTGCCCACTGGCAACGTGGTGTGCATTCCGGACACCTCGAGCAACGTGGGTATGGTTGACCCCGTCGCCCTTACTTTTTCAAATATATCATGCGGATACTATGGCGGCACCACCCAATTCTCCGGGGGGTCTCTCCTGCCCGACGGACGGGTCGTTATGGCGCCCTCATCATCCGGCAACGTCGGAATCCTCAACACATTCACGCCCGCTCCGCGCGAGTTTTGCTTGAGCCCTTATTTTAATAAATTCTAGTAGTAGACATGCCGGTGGCTACAAACTTCGGCGATGCCCTGACGCAGGGAAACGCTACATTTCAACAAAACCTGTTCGTCCAAGGGTCTACGGCGGTATTCTCAGGGAATATCACCGCGAGTACTTCGACGGTCAGATTGGCCAATTCAACCACGGCGTACGCTTCTCTCTACGCGGCGGCCGCATCCATAACGACCCTCAACGTGGCGGGCGCCGCCAACATCACGAGCACCGGCGTCTTCACGAACCTCGCGAGCACCGTGAACGTCGTGTCGACCAACTTTAGCTCCAACGGCACATTCACCGGAAACCTCGTCAACACTTCGACGCTCGTGTCCTCGTCCAATATTGGCATAGGCACGGCACCCGTGGCACTCGGCGCGAACCTCTTGATCTCGGGAAACCTCTGGGCTCCAAATATTTTTTCAACAAATATTTTTTCAACAAATTTGAATGCAACGACGGCCAACATCTTCAGCGTGTTCGGGGCGGCCAGTGCAGTGACGACCGTCGTGGGCAACGTATACGTGAGCAACGGCGTGACACTCGGCACCCTAGCGGCCACGGGGAACATAAACGCCACGACCGTGAATGTCACGACCCTTTACACGGGTGATGATTTCTCTGTGGCTAATTATTCAGGCGCAAATCTCGTCGTTACTGGCAACATCACCTACTCTGAGGATCTCATGAATCGTGGGCCGTGGCTGCTCCCTAGCGCTGCGAACGCCGCCGCCATCCAGGCGTGGATCTCGACAACGTGCAATGCCGCGAGCCTCCCTACACGGGCGCACTGGGCCGGTGGGTCGGCTGTTTTCAGCAACGTGACGAGCGGCCCCGCAGGTGGAAGCGAATACTGTGGAGGAGTTTTGCTTCCAGATGGCCGGGTCCTATTCGTTCCTTCAAGTGCAAGCAATGTGGGATTCTTCAATCCGGCTGACGGCACATTTAGCACCGTGGTCCCTGCCGGCCTCACGACGTCCGCCAATAAGTACCGCGGCGGCGTTCTAGCGCCAAATGGCAATGTTATATTCGTTCCTTCCCAGACGAGTAATGTGGGAGTGTTCAATCCTATGACTTCCGTGTTTTCCAATGTCGGTCCGTTTAACGTGGGCACGAACGGGTTCGAGAATGGCGTGCTGGCCAGGAACGGCAAAGTCATCTTCGTGCCACGTGAGTCGGCGAATGTCGGCATCTTCGATCACACGACGCTGACCATGTCCAATCTTGCAGTTCAAGGATCTGGACAGACGGGTTTCCTGGGCGGAGTTCTTTTGCCAAATGGAAATGTGGCTTTCATTCCAGGGGCTTCTAGGAATGTGGGGATGCTCTCGGCCGACCAGTCGGTCTTCAGCAACGTTGGCCCCTTTTTCACTGCAGGTGACGCCAAGTTTGTAGGTGGCGTTTTGGCGCCCAACGGGAACGTCATCATGACGCCCGGGTTCCTGGCGTCGGCGAACGTTGGGATATTCAATCCAGCCAATTCAACGTGTTCAAACGTGCAGACGCGAATTGCCGCGACTTTCGGTGCATTCTCAGGAGCGGCGCTTTTGCCGACGGGCAATATAGTATTCGCTCCAGTCACCACCGGCAATGTAGGGATGTTCGATCCCGTGACCCTCACCTATTCCAATCTCACGGTCGGCGCCCTCGACACGACAACTCAAAACAAGTTTTACGGAGCGACCCTGATTCCGGACGGCCGGGTCGTCTTCACGCCCATGGCCGTCCAGAACGTCTGCACGTTGAGCGGCATCGTCCCGGCCCCAGTGGAGTTCTGCATGGCGCCCTATTTCAACAAGTTTTAATATTTTATACTAGTAGCTATGGCGTCGGAGACCGTCTTCTATAACAACAAGAAGCTGGTCGGCATCGGGTCGGTCGGCATCGGGACGACGACTCCGGGCGTGACCCTTGACGTCACCGGAACCGTTCGGGCCAGTACTCAGTTTTCCGGTCCCGGAACCGGCCTCACGGGGACGGCGTCGAGCTTGTCTGTCGGGGCTGCGACCAACGCAACTTACGCAACTGCACTTTCCGGAACCTATACAATAGGTCAAATTTTGTATGGAGCGGGTAATGGAACGCCGCAGGCAACGTCGACTTTCGTTTATAGCGCCGGGCGTGTTGGAATCGGGTCGGCGAGTCCGGGCGTGGAATTGGACGTTGTTGGTAATATGCGCATAGCACAGGGGTATACATATATAGGCGGTGCTGGTGTGAATAATGCGGCATTTGCTCTAAATTATATAGACACAACTGCTTCTTATAAATCTCTGATATTTGGACGTGATAATAGCGCTTATAATGCAGGTGAGATCAATTTCAATTACGTGGGAGCAGGAAGTGGGTCAAATTGGCTGGGTCTGGGCTTTTATGCTTATTATCCAGTTGCAATTACTGCTGGTGGTAAGATGGGTATAGGAATTACAAATCCGGGCGCTCCCCTGACCATAATCAATTCTTCTACGGGCAATGATCCCTCGACATCACAGTTCTATGTTTATAATCCGACAAATGCAGCTAATCAAAGTTCTATAATAGCTTGTCGGTGCGGTGGTTCATCTTCTGGATATACATATTACTCGCTTGATGTTGCCGGTGCGTATGGATTTTCCATGGGCATGGCTGCTAATAGCTCTCGGCTTCAATTTCGCGATGCATGGAACTTCCTGGGCACCGAGCGCATGACTATTTTGAGTTCAGGTAATGTGGGGATCGGGTCGACGAATCCACAAAGTAAGTTGGTGGCCTCGAGCTCGGGAGGTGTGTCCACTCAAATAGTTTCTGAAACAACTGGTTTGAACAGTTTTACCGGCGGGCCGACGGTTCTATTAAGGGCACTTGGTTCTCCTTATACTAATTCATATACTCAACTTTTCGCTGAATATAACGCGGCTGGAATTCCCAAGACGTGGTTCTCGAACTGGGACGGAGGCTCTACATATGGTCAATTAAATATACAAACTGCAATCAATCAAATATGGTTTAATAATTATACAACCGCGGGTACATTACTAATAACTTCAGCTGGTCAGGTATATTCATCTAGTGACGCCCGTATAAAATCAAATATTTCGCCACTGTCTGGTAATTTTACCTCTAATATAATGGATCTAAGACCCGTTTATTATACTTTGAATTCCGATCCCGGCAGAATGAGTATTGGATTTATCGCACAAGATATAGAAAAAATTATACCCGAAGCAGTGGATGGGAAAAAATATGAATATACGTGGAAAACTAAAAAAATAAATGAGATCGGAGGGGCCACAATTCCAGATTTGGATGAAAATGGAAATTTACAGTTTACAGATGAAATTCGTCCCCGTGGTCTTGATGATCGTGCAATAATTGCGTGTTTAGTCAAGGCTTTCCAAGAACAAGTTACAAAATCAGAGGATCTCGAAACCAAGCTCCAAACGGCCCAAAACGACATCGACCTTCTCGAGTCCAGGCTGGCGGCCATAGAGGCGCTGATCAGCACGAACACGAGCGCCGACGCGACGACCACATCCACGGGCACGCGGTCGGACGCTCTGCTTGCAGAGGCTGGCGCTGTATAAAATTAATTGAACTTATCAGGGATGAACAGGACGAGACTCGTCTTCTGTGATTCCAGAAATCGTGACGCGACGCTGTTCCCTTCGGGCAACAGCTACGTCCTCCACCTGACCACGCCGGTAAAAGACATTGAACGTGTCGACCTGGTCAGTGCGCGTGTGCCCAACACCATGTACAATCTCACGAACGGGACCAACTGCCTGGGCGTAAATAGCACCAGTAACATCACCATCAACACGGGCTTCTACTCGGTCTACGGACTGGCCCAGGCCGTCACGAACGCCTTCACCCAGGTGCCATTGGCCATCACTCTAGACTACCTGCCCGACGAGGGCCATTTCATATTCAGCAGCCCGGCTGGATTCACGGTGCAGATTTACAATGCAGAACTCGGCACTATGCTGGGTCTCTCGCAGGGGTCGCACAGCGCCGCCTTGGCTGGAGCGGCGGACGCCGCCTACGCGGGCAAGTACGTGCTAAGATCCAAGACCCTCGTGAACATGTCACTGAACGAGTACGTCTTCCTGGACATTGACGAGCTCCGCACACCGAGCCACGTGGATGCTGGCGCGCTGACTGCGAGCGGCACCGTCTCCGGCTCGAATGCCAACCGCAACTTCGCGCCCGTCATGATGGACGTCGGCTCGGGCTGCATTAAGAATTTTCACGAGTGCAAAGATTACTCTGTGAGTGTCGTGTATCCCGAGCCCATTAACGTCCTGCAGAGGCTGACGGTCCGGTGGGTCGATGCCTCGGGCAAGCCCCTGAACTTCCGTGGCTGGGAGACCAATGCATTTGTGCTGCGTCTTCACATTCGGGATCGTGAATCTGAAGAAGAGCAGGAGGATCTCAAGGATCTCTCTCGGCGCCTGGGTGATCTAGAAATCAAGCGGATGCTGGATGAGCAGGCGAAGCCGCCACCTCCGCCGCCGCCCAAGAAAAAGACGCCTTTCGGCAAGTGGACGATACTTGTGTTACTCGTCCTTATTGGTTTGGGTTACTGGGGCTACAAGACCTTCATAAGGCCGAACCCAGTGCCTGACCTGTACGCTTAGCGGGTCACCGCGTACACCTGGCTGGGCTTCTGGATGACCACGTTGCGCGCGGCGAACTTGATCAGCATGTAGGACAGCACGGACAGCAGGGTCGTCAGCAGTGCCGTGATCAGGAAGAAAGAGTTGGTGTTGCGGGGCACGTTGATCAGGCCCGCCACCAGGCTGCGGACAAAGTCCAGCCAAGACAGGGAGGCGGTGAACGCCAGGGAGCCCACGATCGCGTTCAGGGCGAACGACTCTACCTCGACAGCTGCGGAAACAAGGGTGCTGGCCATTTTACTAAGTACTGAGGAAAAAAGTCTTGACGGGCCGACCGCCTCACTGGCGTCTGGTCGCCACCCCCATCGCGACGCCGACGACCGCCCCCACCACACCGAGGATGGTCGTGAGGAGCAGCAACTTCTCACGCCAATCCTGAGCACACTCGCATGGGCGGCGCTCAATGTCCCACAGGAAGCTGACGATTGCTGCAAACGCGAGGAGGCCCGCGAGGCCCAAAAGACCCGCGAACGGCATGAAGTACTTGCCGTCCTTGAGCAGGACTATCAAGAGGGGCGCTGCAATAGCAAACGCATACCAGTACTTGAGGTACTGACGCCGCCAATCGGCGCCACACTGGCACCCCTTGCGCTCAAGGCTGATGATCCACGAAAGGGCAATAGCATTGAGCACAAGGCCTGGTGTGACGAGCTTGATAGAATCCATTTAATTTTATAAAAGAAAATTTACTCATCTTCAAAGTCGCTTTCTTCTGGGATGGCCGACCAGTGCACCCGGTCGAACATCGGGCTGTCCTCTTCATCCGAGTCTGAAATTTTAAAAATTTTAAATTCTGTTTTTGAAAAAGGAACGGGCTCCCTGATGGGCGTCCACGGGGCGTGATCCCACGGGTCCCAGGGCTCAGGCCCCTCCATATGATTCCTTTGCCTTTTCAACTGCATTCTTCAACGCACGTTCGGCGGGCGACTCGGGCTCCCAGGCCTCCCATGAATCTGCACATTCATTGACGCTCAAGAGCATCTCATCCGTCCCTTCGTAGCGCGTCCACTCGGGTTCCTCCTCGTCACCGTCGGATTCCTCCTCGTCCTCGTCAGACTCCGACTCTTCGTAAATTTCGGGAAAAAGAGAACCAATTTGTTTCCCCATGACGTTGCGAGCCGCAAACATGAGCCCGAGGCGCACGTCCTGGGCGAGCACCGTATCGCGACCACACCCCTTGGCATAGTGACTGGCGATGACGACGGCGGACTCCATGACGGGTAGGAACAGGTCGATTGCAGCCCGCTCCATTTCTTTTAAGGAATAAAAGAACTTTGGCCAGTTTCATCCATGTTGTCGAACAGGACACGCATCGTCTTGAAGCCATCCACCTCGAGGAACTGGTAGTAACGGGCCCATATGGTCACGACGCGATTTTGTGCTAGGGCTGGGTTCTGACGGGCCAGGTATAAATCAAAGTACTGGTGTTTAAGCCGGCCAAAGTTGACGGCCCCTGTGGGTCTGGGTGACTCGGGGTCCAGTGAGAACGAGTACATGTAGAAGGGTCGGGTCGGCACACGGGTGTGGTTCTCGATGAACTGGGCCGTACCGAGGAGTATGTAAGTGCCGATAAGGGGGTCGAGGCGCTGGGCCTCGTTGAAGTATATGGCCATTGAATTCAACTGGTTAATATTTGAAAAATTGTTGGAGTAGGAAGGTCCGGCGATGTTGGACGAGTCGAGCCAGTAGTCGAACCCAGTGGCGTTCTGGTTCTGCACGGTCACGAACAGCTCTTTGACCGGATGGAGGAAGTTGGTCATACACCGTACATTGGAGGCGCCTGCAGGCACCAAGTACCGAGCTCGCTGGACATTCTCGGAGAGGTAGATGGTCGGCCCTCTCTTTTGGATATAAGCCCGTTCACTTTCACCCAGGAACACATACTCGGTCAGGAGATTGAAGGTCATGGGGAAGGTCAGGGTCGGGTCCGCACAAAAATCTGAAAAATTATTCAAAACAATTCTGAATTGCATGCCAGGCACGACGGGCAGGCCGCGCTCGAGCGCCTTGAATCTCAAGGGCACGACGTACCGCGCCAACGGTGCGTTCGTTCCACCCAATGCGGTCCCGCCGATGAGGTTCGTTAGGCCAACCTGCTGACCTTGGGGCACCTCGACTTCGTTCAAGAGTGTTATAAACTCTCCCCAAAGTCTTTCAATGAGTTGGTTTCCTATGTAGAGCTCGGCGCGCTCAATCATGAGGGCCCCGGCCGAGTCGTAAAAGGCGGATCCAGGGGGGACGTTCACGTCGAAGCGAGCATACATGGCCGTCATGAGATCACCGTTCATAGGAAGCGTGACGAACGAGTCCGTCCCGTATGTGGGCTCGCGCTCGAACTGCACGTTGACGACACGAGTCGCGAAGAGTCCCTGCGGCTTGTATTGTTCCAAAAAGAGTGTGATATCAGGCTGACCCGAAAGGATAATGTCCGCCTTGCCAAGCTGGGCGAGCACTTGGCGTCCCGCCATCTAATACTGGGCCGAGAAGTTTAGTCGTACATGAGTCCCGCGAGTCCGTTGGAGATGCGAAGCACGTTGTGAGACACGGCAATGACCCTGAGCTCCTTGGTCTCTAGTGATGGCGTGTTTGGAAGGAAAATTTGAAATTTCTTTTGTTTTATTCTACTCATGTTGATTGAACCGGATGGCCGGGGGTCTTGGGGTCGACGTGACATGGCGCACATATAGACGACCCGATCTGGCTGGCGCGTGTGTTTCTCGAGGGGCTGGATCAGGTGCATGAATTGATAGTCTGCAGTTGAAGGATCGATGAAATCCTCGCCGTTGAAGGTGATGAGAGCCCCTAATCCCGGATCTGCAACGTAGACGTAGGGCGTGGCGGACTGATCCTGCACGACGAACAGAATCTCGCGAACCGGTCCCATGAAATCGAGATCCACGACGGTCGACTGCCCGAGATTGAATGTGGCATACTGCGTCTGGGTAATAACGTAATCGAGTATGTGACTATTCATCCAGCTCACCTCGGCGTCGGAGAGGTAGGCGTACTCAACTATCATGGTTGTCGTGACGTTCGTTTGATTCACGACGGTGTTATTGGCCACGAGATCAAGGAAGGGCCTGAATGTCACGTAAATCTCCATGTCCTGGCGCTGCAAGGAGCAGACCGGCACAGACAATTCAGTCGATCCGTAAAAATAGAATGGGAGATTTACGTAGTACGTCCGATCCTGTGCAGCGACTGCCGTGTCGAGCTTGCCCGTCAGGAGCGTCAGGCCCGTTTGGTTCTCCTCGGGAACAGTAAGATCATTATAAATCTCGATCATCTCGCCCGTCAGACTTTGAATGAGCTGGCCTCCAATCTTGAGTTCAGCCTTTTCTACGAGGTACGTACCGACCGAGTCCACGTAGTAGTAGGTGTTTGGGGAGGGTGTCGTGGCGCTCACGATCGTCACGTAAGCATCGGCTGACACGGTGGTGGATCCAGTGCCAACGGTCGTCACGTCGAGAAAGAAGACGTTCGCCGTAGAAGTGCAAGGTGCGATTACGTCGATGGCGTACGGGCCCTGAGTACCGAGATTAAGGGGGCTTACGGCGAGGTAATTGGGAGTGACTGGGCGTGAGTCAACGTAATTTTGATAAATCATGACGTTAGAAACGAGGGCACCGGCCGTATCGAAATAAACCATGAATCGATAATTTCCCGTATCGGAAAATTGAATGTTCCCCCCAGATGTGACGGAAATTTTACCGGAAACGCCTGCTTTGATCATAGTGGTGTTGAAATTGATGGGCGTGGTGGTCCCCATGGTGATTGAAGCCGAAGTGTTTCCTGTGAACAAAAGACCATTCCTTTTGGGGTTTGTGCTCGCGGTTGCCGTCACAACACCAAATTGTTCCGTAGCAAAAAATGAATTATTCGTGAGGGTCGCGGCCGCGTCCGTCGTCAGACTAATGCGGTACTTGTCGCTGGTATTCGAAACCTGTACCGGAATTGTGAAATTTATGGTGGGGCTTCGAGATTGGGTCGTGTCCCAAGTTGTGACGGGACCGACGGCGGTATTGCTGAGCGTCACCGAGAAGATGTTGGCCGAGGTTGTGAGGAGCGTACCCTTCAGGTGGTACAGACCCGTCCCGTTGAACTGGAAAGTATTAGATATGGGGTTCACATTGAGGGTCGACGCGGAGCCCGTGCGTGTCCAGTTGACGGCGAGGTTGGCCGTGGCGTTCACGAGCGTCTGATTCGTAGGCAGTCTATAAACTTCATTAACATCCGTAATTGAAATTTCAGTGCCGAGGCTGGCCGGGCCTATGGTCAATGGCGTCGAGTTTTGAGTCTCGAGATCTATAAAATAGTACTGTGTGACATCCGTGCATGTGATGGGCAGGACGGCGAGGGGGGTCTGGGGCATTGGCATGACGATGAACTCATATGCATAGTCATTCCAGCCCCAAGTGCCAACGGGGTGGCCGTCAGTCGATGAGTGACCAATGCCTATGCGCGTCACGGGGGCGGAGATGTTTAGTGTGATGACGAGCATGTAAGTGCCAGTCAGGGCGAATCTGAACGCCCCGGCTGGCGTGGGAATAATGAGCGACTGGGTGCCCTGTGGCGCGCCAAACTTGCTGAGATTGAGGAATTGGGCCCATGTGCCGGACGCGGTGGGTATGATGGAGTTGAGAGTGACGCTCGTGTATGCGTTGGCCAGCAGAGTTTCTGAACTGTTCACGGAGGCTGCGGCCGATTCTGGGATCCAGCCCGACTGGGCGAGCGAAAAGTCGGCGTAGTTGCCGTGGGTGCTTGTGGTGCTCACGTCCCACTGCACCGTGTTTGAAGTTGGCAATCGGGAATAGTTTCTGGGGTCGAGTCCCCAAAACACTCCGACCGTCGTGACGTCGGCCGTGTTCACCGTCACATTGGAACAGTTTTGAAAATAAAATTTTGTTTTTTGAGAATCGTAGAAAACTTTGGTGCCAAGAGGCGACGCCGTGAGCCACGTGGAGATGGTTCCAGAAGAGTACACGTCGAGTGTACCGGGAGTCACGACGTTTGGCGTCGTCAAGTTTCCATTGAAATAGAGGTACGGAACGGGCCGTTGCGCACCGACGGACAGGCGCCAGATGTAGTTGGCTGATGCGGGGGCTAGGGCCGGGAGGTCCACCGAGAGCATCACACTTCGCACGAGATCACCCTTGTATGGAATTCTACACACGGCTTGCGACCCCCACTGAACTTGCTGCCCCTGAAACGGCACATTGAAAGCCTGAAGGCTAAATGGGGTGTGGCGTCTATATACGCTCGTAAAGTACGAAACAGACGGCGTTCCTGTGAGATACGCGTCTTGTTGTCCGATGGCAGCGAGCTGCACTGCCCCTGCGGACATTCCTACTAAGTTCGAAGAACTTATTTACAGGCGACCACACACGCCTCTACGAGGCGCGTGGTTTCAGTCCCCTGAATTTCACCGTTTACTCCAGGAATGAATATTCAATTGAAAAAATTCGACCCGAGCAGGATGGCCGACGACAAGGTCTGCGTCTTCATCGGCAAGCGTGGCACGGGCAAGTCGACGCTCGTGACGGACATTCTATGGCACAAGCGCAAGATTCCTTCAGGCATAGCAATGTCCGGCACGGAGGATGGAAACGGGCACTATAAGCAGTTCATCCCGGACCTGTTTGTCTATGGTGACTATAACCGCGATGCGGTTGAGAAGATTATAGAGCGTCAGAAGCGGAACGTGGCGGCTGGCAAGGCGACGCCCGTTTTCCTCCTCATGGATGACTGCATGTACGACCGGGCCTTCATGCGCGACACCGTCATCCGCCAGCTGTTCATGAACGGCCGACACTGGAAGATCTTCTTCATGATGACGACCCAGTACTGCATGGATATGACGCCTATGATTCGGACGAACGTGGACTATGTCTTTGTACTGCGCGACAACGTCCGTCAGAATCGGGAAAATCTTTACAAAGCTTTTTTTGGAGTTTTCCCCACCTTTGACCAGTTCTGCCAGGTGATGGACGCCTGCACGGAGAACTACGAGTGCCTCGTGCTCGACAACACCTCCAAGTCTAATAACATCACCGATTGTGTGTTTTGGTACAAGGGGACGGTCAGGAAGAACTTCCGGTGCGGCTCGCCCGCTTTCTGGCAGTTTCACCAGCGCAACTACAATCCCAAGCACGTGGGGACATCCGGACCCGCCCTAACACGCAAGCCAGGCGCGTCAGTGGTCCAGGTAAAGAAACTCCCGTCAAAGTAAATGGAGTCATTCGATGCGAGTGGTTCTACTGATATCACATCATCGATCCCCACGGGCCTGATAGATGATACGTTGAATAATGGCGAAAAAAACATTGGTCAAAATCAAATGGCGGAGTTCTCTACTTCCCTTGACGATGTCGTCCCTCCGGGCCCTTCCATGCAGATGCAGGACATGGCGTTCGGTTCGGTGAATGGCGGCTCGCCGTCGGCCATGGCCGCGCCTCCCCAGTCTCAGCAGCAGCAACAGGCGGCGCGCAAGATCCCCTTTGGGCTGACGTCCGAGCAATACATGGCTCTTCTCGCGGGTCTGGCGGCGGTCGTGGCGACCAGCAAGCCCGTGCAGGAGAAGGTGGCCCAGTTCATGCCCAACGTCGAGGCGGGATCCATGAGCGCGATGGCCGTGACGGCGGCCCTCGCCGCCCTGATCTTCTTCCTGGCTCACCGGTTCCTCAATTAGATCTAGGTCTTATGTTCTCACCACAGAACGGACCCACATCACCCGGTGAATAGAGTCCGCGCTTGGCGCAATATTTGCGAAAATCTTTAAAATTTTTCCAAAAGGAATCCGAATGTTCGTATTCCCGAACCGTCGAGTGACACAGTTCGTGAATGAGCACATGGATGGCGGTGTTGACGCGTGTCTCATCCGCCGCGTCCCCGTCAAGGCACAGGTAAATCTCGTAGCCCTTGTTGACGTTGTAGGCTATAGCCCCCTTCGACTTGTCCCAGTTGCACATGCCCGTCAGGATTACGGGCTTTTTCACGGGCTCCCACCGTGGATCCAGGTTGGGGTCCTCCCGGACAGCCTGTATGATGCGTTCGTACCTATTACGCACTTGTATCATTAAATCAGGCGTGCGATTGGTTGCAACTATGATGATGATGAGAGCCAGGCCCATGGCCCAGATTACCCATGCATCCATACTACTCTAGCCTACGAATTTTTCCTGAACACAAAGCTCGAGTACAGGTCCGACACGTGATCGTTGGGCGTGGTGAGCATCGGTTCCCACGCGAGGCGAGTAAAGCCGCGGCGAGTGAGGGCGTGCGTGAGATCGGCCGCGTCCAGCAAGGGTTCGCTTTTTGGCCCGTCTGCATAGAAAGGGCCATCTGTGAGGCTGACCCATAGCTTTTCACCGCGAATCTCAAGGGTGTTCCCCAAGGGGTCCTTGAATACCGCGCCATTCGTGAGGAGCTCGGCCCGCGCACGTTCGGGCGTGATGCCCATGAGGAGCCCCCCCGGCTTGACGGCCCGCTGGATTGCGTCCAGTGACTCTTCAAAAGTTTGAGAATTTTCAAAAATATAGTGCAAAGAAAAATTGTAACAGACGACGTCGTAGGGGCCGGACTCCGCCGCCTGTCGAATGTCACCCTGCCCGAGAAACCACACGCCAAAATTCATATCGAGAGCTCGCGACTCGGCCTCGGCGAGGGACTCGGCGTCCGGGTCGACCGCGGCGACGCGTGCGCGGACCGCCTTCCACTTCCACCAGTCTCCTCCGCGTCCGCAACCGCAGTCGAGCACGAACGACCCGGGCTTGACCCATTTTTGGATAAGCTGACGTTTGCGGTCATTATGCAACTTTCGAAGAGCCTCCATTGTATGTACTTAAAAGGATGGAGCTCTGTATCTCTAAATGGGGTCTCTCGAGCAGGACTACCTCACGGTCCCAGGACAGGTTTTCGCGTGCATCTCCTTTGTCGGCCCGGATTTGCCTCAGAAGAATGATCAGCTGGGAATGAAGATTCGCGGGTGCTTCCCGACCCGTGACGAGGCGGCCACGCACGCCAAGCGCCTGCAGAAGGAGGATGCTCTCGTGGATATTTACGTCGTGGATATGTACAAGTGGCTTCTGATCCCCCCGGATCGCTCGAAGATCGAGGACGCCCACTACACCAACGAGAAGCTCGAGGAGATCATGACCAAGTATCGCGAGAACCAGTCGGCTGCTGCCGCCATGTTCGAGAAGCGCAAGCGCGACATGATGGCCAAGCCGATTGCGGGTTCGGACACGCCCTACATCGAGCCAGGTGACGAGAACTCTCGCTTTTACAACAAGCCCGACGTGCCTCCGATTCCTCACCCGGCCGAGGTTCTGGAGCGCCTGCAGAAGGACTTCCCCGACAAGCCGATTGAGGAGCTCGTGAAGATGGCGGACGATGAGGTGGCCGCCGAGATTGCCAAGCGCGAGGCGGAGAACAAGCCGAAGATCGAGTTTGTGGATGGCGACGGCAACGTGGTCGCCCAGTAAATTAATATCAACCTAAAATATTAGATGGCGGTGATTCTCACCGTGATCGCTCTCCTAGTAGTCCTTTGGCTCATTGCAAAGGCCTATCAGGTTCTCCCCATGTTAAAGACGCCCGACTGGGAGTCCAACGCGGCTCGGCCGCCATTTTATGATGCAGAATTCTTAAAGGAAACGGACAGCCAGCGCCGAGAGGGCGCGTGGGTCGGATTCCTGCAAGAGGATGTGTATGCCAAAAAGACTGGCCCTCTAGGGGATTTCGTTGGTAATGATTCACCGAGTGGGCGTGCGCCCATGTACTATTTCGTTACGGCTGCCTAGCGTATCTCATGACTTCGAGAACGAGATTTCTGGGCAAGTTTCTATAAAGGGCATTGACCGCAGCGGCATTTCCACTGCGCGCACGCTGCGCCATCAAAAGGATGGCCTCGGCAGCCTGGCGCGCCTGGTTCACCGTCACCAATCCCGGCCAGTGGTACGTGGTGGTGAGTCTACGGGCCAGATTATTAACATTTGCCGATGCAGCTTGGAGATTGCGGCGGGCCGCCACGATAGGCCCGACTGCAGCGCGGTGGGCACCGAGGGCATTATGACCTTGAGCCGACCCATAAAACGTACCGGAACGCGTGCCGGTGTGCGGACCATACGCTTGGGCGTACGTCCCGAGAGACGCGCGACGGGCATTGTTCAACCGTGCGCGCGCCTGTTTCTCCGCATTGAACGCCGCCTGGAAATTCCAAGGAGTGGTCATTACTAATACCTATATATTTTTCCCCTGGACAACAATCGGTCTCATGGAGACGATGATGACGCCAATAACGATGCCGATTGCCAAGACTGCGAGGGGGTTCTGAATGAGCTCCTCAAACTTACTTTTTTGGGGCGGGTTTGCGTACTGGAGCCACGGTGGGACGCTTTGCTGCTGGAGTTCCTCGGGACTTGGGCTCGGCTCTCTCTCCATCGGATCCATTATCCTCATCGTCACTCTCGCTTTTATCTTCTACAATAAAGTCGTCCATCTCTGAATCAACCTCCTCTTCGTCCTCCAGTTCAGACTCGCTGTACTCAATTTCAGAACCCACATCAGACTCGTCCTCGTCGTACTCGTCCGATGCGTAATCGTCCTCGACACGCTCGACGGGCTCGTAACGCACCGGGGGCTTGGAGACGCGGCCGGAGCGCGTGCGCTGGGCCGGAGTCTCACTGACCGTGAGATCGGGGGTCGGGGAATCCTTGACCGACGGGGGCTCCTGTCCTGTAGTCATCTATAGGTTGCAAGGGGATCGTATCGTTTAAGTACTTTGGTCTAAATTGAATTCCTTTAGAAATTGCAAGCTGATTTGCGATCACCTCGCCCTCGTAGCCTAGGCGATCAGAAATCTCGTTAATCTGCTCGGTATAATTCGTGTTCATGAGGCCGAGATTGCGGAGGTGTTCGATGGCCCCATAGAGGTGCCTCGCGCGCTCGGGGTTGGCGTCAAAAGCCCTCAGCTCAGTCAGAAACGACTTCCACTCCTGCGGATCCAGACCCGAGTACGGGTGCGCCTCCAGTTCGAAATTCCTGAAACGACCCACTCCAGGTCTTGGGAAGAAGATCAATAGCACAGTGACAAGGAGGACTAGCCACACGAGCACCTTCATTACTAATAGAAGGGGGGAGATTATGTTGTCGGAAAGGAAACTCGGTGCATTCCTCGTCTAAACATCGCTGCTGAATCGTGGAGCCTCGTATGTAAAACCACACGTGATTCGACTTGTGCTCACCCTTGATGCGCTCACAGTACCGCGAGTCCGTCTCGACACACAGGCCCTTGCCTTCCCCCCGCCGCGTCTTGCGAATCGCCTTGACACGCGCCCTCCCTTGGCCCTCGATATTCACCCGGATGAACTCCTCGAGCCGCGAGTCACTTGGCGCGATGCTCCCCGGTGCAGACGCGACTCTGCGAATCTTGGACTGCGGGGCAGCCTGCCCTTGGACCCGAACGGCGAAGAGTTGCAGGGTCGAGACGCTCGGCACTGGTGATAGGACGGTCCCATCCGGCACGGAAATCCATGGAACGTATGGCGCCCCTTCCGGCTTTTTGTGCGACCAGAGGCACCTGAGGCCCGAGCCACCGTAAACGCTCGAATCTATAATCTGGGCCCATTCATCACCGTCAAGCTCGAGAAGAATCTTGGTCCGCAGGGCGAGTGCTTCCGATCGCGTCACGCACAGGTGGGGCCAGTGCAGGTGAAAGCCCGATTTGATCTCCCCGTCCTTGATCTTCCTGGGAGGCGCGCGAGCCACGAGGCACGGGCCGTTCTGGACCGCTGCATACACGCGCGTGCACAAATCGATGGCGTCTTCATCAGTCAGAGCTCTCACCGCCTTGAAGTCAATATCAACAAAAAATTTAAAAATTTCCGTTTTTTGTTCAACAACATAGAGTCGGTTTCCGCATGAAATATCAGTCAGGTACGCCTTGTAAAAGGCTTCGAGATCTGCATCGGGCACGTGAAGCTGGCCTCCGTCCATGAGGACGTGAGTCGGCCCGTCGAGACCCTTTCGCGTCCATCGCTTAATGAACATGATAGTCAAGCGTTCCTAATCTCTATCAACACCAAAAAAAGATTCAAAAATCGACTGCACAAAGGGCTTGAAGGGTTCCTCGGTGGGCTCGGGCTCGGGCTCGGGCTCGGGGGCCGGCTCGGGCTCCTGCGCCTCCCTGGACTCTATAATCTTTTCAATTTCGTGGTGCATTTTCATGACGGTCATGGTACGGGCAAGCGTCTCGGGGTCGGACCCATCCTGTCGGAGGTCGGCGAGGCGCTTGGCAATGGCAATCTTTGACTGCGTCATTTCTAAATTTTAAGAATTTTTTAAAAAAACTTCAAGGGCGCAGGAAGAACGTCTGCTTCTCGGGTGTGGCGAGCACCTGGTGAAAGGCGGGGTTCTTGATGACGTGGGTTCTGATCATCTCCCACAGGTCGCGGCGCTTTGTGATGCCGTCGAGAGTGTCGAATTCACACCCGTCATTCTCGTCGTAATTTTTGCGGAACGGCACCTCACGCCCCTCCATTTTGGATTTTTCTTCATTGAAACGTTTCACAATGTGAGACTGCTCGCAGTGGGTGATGGGCATCTCAAACACGTACACGTGGTACACGTTGTTGACGCCCTCGGCATCTCTAAAGGAAAAACTGAAATAGGAATAACTTCCCTTTTTCAGATTTATGATCCCACGGGTCTCCTCTTCGAGTTCGCGAATCGCACACCGAAGAGGGTTGAGAATTTCCCGCCGCCGGCACCCACCGGTGACGAAGGTCCATTCTTTGTACCGCCGATCATGAACAAGTAGAAACTTTGGGGGGCCGCCTTCACATTCCCGGGTCACCGGGACCGCTATGCTTTTGTGTCGTTCCATCGGATCCATGATCCGTCTCTACTACTTCCTGATCAAAATAATTCGCAAGGTTTCGCGTGCTCGGGTCATAACTAATCAAAAACACGAGACCGAGGAGCAAGAGCCACGGCCAAATTTGACCCATATTTTAACTAGAGAAACTAATTGGCGTAGAGGACCGAGCCCATGCCCTTCTGGATGCGCAGCACGTTGTAGTTGACCGCGTAGATGTAGGGCTGGGCCACCGCCGCCGTCGCGAGGCCGCGCAGACCGTTGGCCAGGCCAACCGGAGTAATCAGGCGGTAAGTGTCCAGGCGGGAGAAGTTGAGCGTGCCGGTCGGCTGCAGCTTGGAGGTGTCCAGACAGTACGGGATGACCGCCACGTTCGCCAGGGCCGAGTTGTGCACGTAGCCGTACTGGGTGTGGTAGTACTGGGCAACGTCCACGTAGGCGGGCAGGTGGCGGGACTCGGAAACATCCACGCCGTTAATCTGCACCTTGAGCTGGTAGTTGGATGCGGCGGCGGAGCTCGCGCCGTTGGTGCCGTAGGTGATGCCGTAGTTGACGGTCTGGAAAGCCAGGAACTTGATGGGGTGGGCCAGTGCCAGCTCCTGCACCGGCTGGGAGGAGATGGGCACACGCTGCACCTGCGTGATCAGCATGTCGTGCGCGTTCTTGGCGAAGAACTCGCGCTCAGCCTGGTCCAGGTACACGAAGTTGGACCAGCACGAGTACTGGATGTCGGCATAGGTCCGACCGGCCGCGGCCGCCGTCGTTCCCGTCGTGGACGTGCCGAGGGCACCCGACCACGTGATGCGCAGCTCGACGTCATGGTACTGCAGGGCCACCAGAGGCAGAGCCGCCGCCCAATCCTTGCAGAAGAAGAACTTCAGGGGGTAGAAGGTGGCATTGGAGTTCGTGGGGTTCTGGGCGCTCGCCGTAGAGTTGTTCAAGTAGCGCTGGTTCGAAGTCTGGGCACCAGTCACCGGCTCGACGTCCGTGCTGTACTGGAAGTCCTGGGTGTCGATGACCTGGCCACCGATCAGCAGCTCCACCTTGTCGATGACGTTGGACCAGTTCACGTTGACCACGGGCGCGGCGTTCGAGTCGCGGGCCATGAAGTACACGTAGCTCAGCAGGTCACCCTTCTTCTCGAAGCGGATCGTCGAGACGGAGCCGGCGGTCGGCTGGCCCTGAATCAACTGACGCTCGTTGGTCGCCGCGTAGTGGGTGTAGCGCTTGTAGTTCGAGCGATAAAATGACACTTCAGGCTTGCCGGACAGCCAAGTGTCCTGGGCGCCGATCGAGACGAGCTGAACAATGCCTCCGCTCATTTTACTATCTGATCGAGGTTTTTTTTAACGGGGCTGGCGCGGTCGGTCGACTAGACCACGGCCAGGGAGGGGAGGGCGATGGAATTCTTGTTCAACTGATCACGGGCAATATTCAGGTTGTTCGGGGCGGCGAGAGGATTCTGCTGCGTCTTGAACTGATTCAGCTTCCAGTAATCAGCCGGCTTGTAATTCTGGAACCGGCCGCCGTTCATGTGGGGAACCGGCACGGGCACCGACTCGGACCGCAGGTTGGTCATGGTGCCGACCGCACCCTGAGGGTCCGCGCGTACGTTCATGCGAGCCGCGTTGGCGGCGCGATCTGGGTTGACGCGATTGCCAGTGGAGTGGGGCAACTGGCGGTCGGTCAGGCTATTGTACGGCAGGTAGACGTTCCACTGCCCTGGGCCGAACTCGAGGGTGTCGCCGCGCTGGCCCGTCTCTTGGCGGTTCGTCGTCTTGCGCGTCTTGATGTTGTCGGGGCGGCCCTCATGAGCAAGCAGCTGGCCGCCCTGCCCCTGCCCCTGATTCTGAGCGGGTGCGCGCGTCCACGTCTTGGTCGTCTTGGCCTGGTGCGTCATCTGGCCATTGATGAGCTGGCCCGCGCCCAGAACCGTACCGCCCTGCTTGACGACGGCTTCGGAAGGGCCCTTGCCACCCGGAAGGGTCACGAGCTTCTCCTCATTCACGTTATTAGGCAAAACACGGAAATACTGCTGGAAGCCGCCAATTGCCGGCACCTTGGGGTCGACGCCCAGACCCGGGCCGACGTTCATGCGCTCGATCGGCTGCAAGTTATTCATTTTGTTCGTCACATTCTGACGGTTATACAAGTCATATACGGGTTGACCAAACGGAAAGCGGTTCGCCTGGGGATTCAGGTCGCCAAAAGCTGACACCTCGCGCTTGGCGCCCACCTCGAATCCCTGAAACGACCGGCCGTCTCCACGACGCACCTGCATCTGAGCATCCTGTTGAGCAAAGTTTGTATCCGCCTGAATGAGATCCCCACGCGTAATCTGATGCGGGGGCTTGAGGGGAATCGTGGTTGCCGGCGAAGAGTCGGCGCTGAAACGCTGACCGGCAAACACAAGACCGACCACTGCTGCTAGGGCCAGTGGATCCATATTACATTTAGTTTAGTTTTATTTTCAGCCGATGTAAGGGCGTGGGGACGATCCGGACATGGCTGCCCACGGGGCGCCATTCGGGTTGCCGATGGCAATACGGGGATTGCGCTGATCGAAGCGATTATTCTGATCATTGCTGTACGTGCTGACGGGGTTCCAGGTCAGGACCGGAAACGCATCGCGAATGTACAAATTAGGGAAATCGTAAGGCTTCTCGTTGTAGTAGCGATTCCAGCGCTGGGTCGACTGGGATCGCAGCAGGTCATCGACGCGCACCACATCATCGAGGATGATGGTCGCCGGCCCCTGCCAGATTTGCTCCTGGAGCGTGACGGCGTCCGTCTGCAGAGTACGGCCCATAGTTACTCTAGCTCGAGAAAATTAGCGGCCATTGCCCGCCCGCATTTGCGTCTGCTCTGGGAAGTGGAAGCGATCCGAATCGACGTCACAAGAGCCCGAACCATCCTTGCAGAAGGGTCCAAACTTGGGACCGAATGACGCCTCGGCAAAGGCAGTCTGGTCGTTGGGTATGGTGCTGCTGGGAGCGGTGTAAAAGTTGCGCTCTGCATCGCGCTTCTTCTCAAACGGGTGGATGAACTCCCAAGCCTGAGACACCTCCTGTTTGACGCTCGGATACCACGCGGCGGCGGGGCGATCCGGGCGGTCCGTGTAGTCCGTGTAGAGCACGTTGGCCATCGGGTTGTCGATCGTCGGCATCGTGACGGTGTCCCTGCCATACCAAGGAGTCCGGCCGTCGCCGAATGTGGGGCGCAGCTGCCCGTCGGGGATCATGTTGGACGTGAAGAGGAAATAGAGCACCGCGAGGACGAGGATGCCGAGCGCGAGAATGCGAGCATCGCGCTTGATGAGATACAGAATACACATGGCGTAAACGATGAAACGGGTCGTGGCCGCAACGCGGTCCTTGGACGACTGCATGGCCGTGGGCCAAAACTCGAGGAGCTTGTCGGACCGGAAGATTTCGCGTGGATCCATCTCTACTTGTTGCTTTCATTTTTTTACAGCAGGGGCGGCGGGCCGCCTGGCTTCTTGCCTGCGGGGCGGCGGCGAACCTGACGCTGACCTGCACGGGGTCGGGGCGGGCCACCCAAACCACCGAGCAGGGCCGCGAGGGGGTTCTCGCCGGCGCCACCACCGCCCATGAGACCGGCCATCAGACCCTGCATGGCCGCTGGGTCGAACGCGCCGCTCTCGGCGCACTTCTTGGCCGCGTTCTCAATCGCCTCGAGCGTCTCTGGAGGGAACATGGACAGCGTCACGCCCAGAATGTGGAGGGTCTGCATGTACTGCCAGATGGCCGCCTTGGTCCCGGGGCTCGTGGAGGGCGTCCAGATCTTGTGCAAGTTAATCTCCTTCAGAAAATCAATATCTTTCGCATTTTCCAGAAAGAATGACTCATCCTTGGCCATCAGCTTCGCCGAATGGGGGCCCACGGACTGCATGAAACCCTCTAGGACCTGACGCGGAGTGGCGACGCGCGCCACAGAGAAACCCGCCTGGAACTTTTGGATGCTCTTCTCCTCTGGAAATGTGAGGACGAGCTCGTTCAGAAATTGCCCCATCATGTCATTGAAGGCGTCGAGCGAGCTCATTAATAAAGGAAGTATCTAATTTTTTAAGTTGAATTGCGCGCCATTAGAGTTTAGAACGGCTCGAGACTTACTGATTCACGTGAACCACAACCCTGGCTGACTACGAGATAGACGAGGACGGCCACGAGAAACGCGGGCTTGGCGTACTCGCTATTCGGCACGTTCGCCTTGCCGTTCATTTTGTTCCGTGCAAAAACGTAGAGCATGGTGGCGGCTGCCGCGATCAGCGCGGCCGACCATGGTTGTCTAAAGTAATGATCCATGTGTTACTACTCCTCGAGACCTTTTTTGCCAACCTCGGGCGCGTCGGGGAAGAGCGACTCCTTGTGGACCCCCGCGGGCGTGACCGCCACCATCTTGGTGCCACCCGGAGTCTCTGCTGGATTGGGAAGCTCCGAAGCCTGAATGGTGCCGGCCGCCATCTCTGTATTCTCCGAAGACGGCATAGGCATGGTCTCCTCCTGTTCTATGTTGTCCACTGCATCGAGCGCCTCGTCGACTGGAGGGCGCTCGTCCTCCTCCGCCCCCCCACCGTACCCATCGTGCTCCATCTCCAGGTTCTCCTCCTCATCTGGCAGGGTCAGGTACGTGTTGAGAATCTCCTCGGTCGGCACGAGGTTCTCAATCGTGTCGCGGATACACTTTGTGAACCGCGTGTTGAGGTCATTGCGGCGCTCCGTCACGGGCTTCTCCTCGGTGATGATCCAAGGGTCCTCGTAAATGTCCCGGGCGCACTCGATAAAACACGTATGCACGAACACGTCGTTGCTAGGCAACTTCAAAGAAATCTTTTTGCTTGATTTATCAATTCTGATCGAGCTGAGAATCTTGACATGGATGACGAATACGGCCGCTATGAGCCGCGGAAAGAGCGGGCACTCCTTGATGATGTTGGACACGTGCTGCTTCACCTTGACGTTCGACCACTCACCCTTCACCTTTCGTAGATTCTGACGATAGTTCTCGACCAACTTGCGGTCCTTATTCTCCTTCTTCGTATCCTCCCACACGTCCCAAAATGTATTCACAAGTTCTGGAAGCATAGCGTCAATGAGCTTGCGCGAGAAGCGGCGTTCGGCATCATTGAGCACCTCCATTTAGTACTGAGCGAGTTTTTTTAGGGACCGTAGAGCCGCAAGATGCGCTTGATGATCTCATGACGCTTCACGTCGTCTTCCGTGAAGCGGATCACCTCGATGCCTGGAACGGGGGAATCGGCCAGTCGCTCCACGAGGTCGAGGAGCCCGTTCTGCTCAAACCCACGGTCGTGCTGACCGGTGTCGCCTGTGATGATGAGCTTGGAGTCCTTCCCGAGCCGCGTGAGAACCATACGCATCTGGTTAGGCGTCGAGTTTTGCATCTCATCAGCTATGATCCACGAGTAGTCGAACGTACGACCACGCATGTAGGCCAGTGGACAAACCTCAACCTTCTTGTACTTGGACCCAGCCAAATAGTCCGTCATGGGCGCGACCCATGGCTCCATCTTCTTATTCAGATTTCCGGGAAGAAATCCATGCTGTTCATCCACCGACACGGCCGGACGGGTCATGATCACCCGATCGTGTCGCTGGCTCGAGGCCGCCGCCTTGCAGGCCATCATCGTTTTGCCCGTGCCAGCGGGGCCGTGAGCCACAACGATGGGAACGCGCATATTCTCAAGAAGGGCCTGATAGATGCGGTGATTCATCACTATGTATCACTTGCTCTTAGACCTTATCTGCTGGGCCGTTTTCTGAAGGTTCGCAAGACTTGAGAAAAAGTCGTCACCCGTGTCGCCCTCGAGAGGCGCCGGCGTCTTGGGTGGCGCTTTTGGACGCGCGGACTGCCATGTCACTATAAACTGCCCCTGATCGAGGCCCTGGCGGACCGAATAACCCGATATGACGAGTTGACGCCTTAGGTACACTAGAGCCTCATCATAAGGGTACATAGGGAATCCTATAACAAAAGGCGGGACGACGAGAGTGGCGTGCGGCTCGCGCCGCTCTGACGCGGCTTTTATTTTTCTAGAAAATTGTTCAAGAATTATTTTATAAGTTTCCTTGCGGAGATTCCGCCTGGACTGCTCCCTTTGTGCAATTTCAGACGCACTAATCATCCCTATTACTAAAACTGGACTTCTTTGCCAGGGAGCTGACGCGAGGCTGCGAGGACGCTCGTGAGCTGCTCATTCAGAGCCTGGTTGATGTCGCCATAGGCCTGGTACTTGTCGGGTGAGAATGACTGGAACGGACCGCTGCGGTCAGGCGAGCTCGAGCTCGTCTTGGAGAGGATCTGCACGCCACCGGTGGGCGAGACACCGGCAGTCAAATCGTACTGGACACCGAAGAAACCGCGCGTGTCCAAAAACAACATACGCACGTCATAGGTGATGCCGCTCTGGGCACCCGTCTTGGGCGTGATGTAGATGGTCTCTACGGGCTGCAGCCACGGCTCCTGCTTCTGCAGAGCCTCGATGATCACCTGGATGATGCTCGGGTGGACCTGTGGTGTGGTGGGCTCGGCAAAGCCAGAGTTGACCGAATTGTTGTTCATGAACAGGACGCCGAGGATCGCCGCCACTGCTCCAAGAATCACAATGTCAGCCTTCATTTACTTGATGCGTTTAAAAAAAATGAACAAAAGAAAAGCAGGTATTAGAATGGCCCTCTTGGTCTTTAGTGACAAGTGTCAGTACTGCTTCGAAGTTCTGAATATAGTCAAGCAAAACCCCAGTCTGGGACAAATGCTCAGATATCACAACGTCACCACACAGGGCCGACCCAAGACGGAGAAGGTGACGCGAGTGCCGACGCTCATCACGGCCGATGGGCAGATTCTCGTGGGAGCGGAGGTGAAAAACTGGCTCGAGTCCATGATTCCACAGGAGATTGAGATGTGGGGAGGGTCTGGAGTCTTTTCAGCATCACTGGATGGCGACGAAGGCGGACCGGACATGTTCAGCATCGACTCTTACGGAACATCCATGCAGCCCCAGTTGACGGCCGAACTCAAAGAAAAGATTAATAAAGATCCGAAAGAAGCATATCAACTAAAGAGTTCGAACCAGTGAAAAACAATGCACCTAAAGACTATCCAGGCGTCTGCTATTAAAGGGATATTTGAGGTTCTCAAGGATATAATCAACGACGTGAACGTCTACTTCACTCCGGCCGGGGTCAAGGTACTGACACTGGACACGGCCCGTGTGACGCTGGTCCACATGTTCCTGGCTGCCGAGAACTTCGAGGAGTACACGTGCCCTTCCGAGATTGCGGCCGGTCTGAACATGGCCAATACGTACAAGTTGCTCAAGTCGGTAGGCCCGTCCGACACGCTCACGATGCGCATCAAGGACACCGACTCGCTCGAGTGCGTTATTGAGAACGCGGCCAAAAAGTCAAAGACGAGTTTCAAGCTGAAATTGCTCGATATTAACGAGGACATCCTCGAGGTCCCTGACATTTGCATGGACGTCATCACGACCCTGCCGAGCATCGACTTTCAGCGTGTCGCGCGCGACATGGGCAACTTGGCCAACGACATGACCATCACTCGGCACGGGACGAAGCTCGAGCTCGCGTGCAAGGGGGACTTTGCGGATCAAGAGACGGTGCTCGAGTTTGGGGACGAGCTTAAGACGCGGACGAGCGCCACTTACAACCTCAAGTACATCAACCTCTTCACAAAGGCGACGGGTCTGTGCTCGAGCGTCCAACTCATGCAGGACTCGAGTGATGATCAGATGCCCATCGTGTTCCGGTATGGCATCGCCAACCTCGGTGATGTCAAGTTTTACCTGGCACCAAAAATGGACTGAACTCCACTTCAACTGGTCCTTCATCTTTCAAAAAATATTTTTTAAAAAAATTTATTTTAAAATGAATTCCATGAGAGTCGATGCCACACGAGGCCGTCACCTTCGGCCACATGGGCACCCACTCGGAACTCACCAACCACGAGGGCCCCTCGAGTCTCTTCATGGCATCGGTCACATCACGACCGGTCGACTCGACCCAGGCTCTCTTGATCGGAAGGCGCATAGCGTGACCCCGTGGCGGCCAGGATGTGCTCAGGCACGTGTGGACCTG